TTGTGCGCGTCCTTTCTGGTAGTGGTTGGGCCTTGCCGTCAAGCGAAAAGCGGCAAGGACTTGCTCATCTTCTCGGCTTCGATCTTCTCCGGTGTCGGTGTGCTTTCTTCGTCCTGGTACGCCGTCTTTTCCTTCAAGCCCGCACAACACAGGATATAATCGGCGGCCTTCTGTGCCTTTCCAGCTGCGCGAAAAAGGGTGTCGGGCTTGTCCTTGAACATCTTAACCCATGTCGCTAGATATGCCGTGTGTTCGTGGTGGTACTCGTACCCACAAAAGGCGGCAAGGAAAGCGCCTCCGATTTCCGCGACAAGTTCCTCGAAAGCGCGGCCTTCCCCTGCGTAAACGTGGGGCCGATTGGCGCGATCCTTCGGGGCCGTCCAATGTGTCAGCTCGTGAAAGGCCGTCGAATAGAACGCTTCATCCGATTTCCAGGCCGTTCGCTCCGGTAGTTCGATTAGGTCCTTGGCGGGGCAAAAGGCGGGCTGGTTTCCGCGATAGAAAATCCGGGCTCCGCTCATTGTCAATATCCGCTCGGCTGTCTCGTTCGGCTTCAATTCGCGGGCCTGGGTCTTTCGTGGTTTCAATCCTTCCGTTTGATCCAGGTTGAAAACGATGTAAGTTTTTACCCAAGCGCGGGTTTTCCCGCCTGGGACGGGCTTACCGTCCTTGTCTGTTTCGCGGTCAAAGGACCAGAAAAAGACGGGGCTTCCGTGTTCACCCTTCTTGATACGGCCTTCCCCTGCCGAGCATTGCTTGAAGGTAAGCCATTGCTCGGACGTGTATCTCCTTTTCTCGCTCGTCCAAGCGAGGGAAAGCGTATTCATCCCGTTGTAGGATCTCCCGGTTTTCCAATTCATCATGCCACGGGAAAACCACGGCTTTTCCCACGGCGGGGCCTCTCCCTTTTCCATGCTTTCGATTATGTTTTTGACAAGTTCTTCCATTTTAGCGCCCATGTCTTGTATCTCCTTTCCAGTTAGTTTTATCCCATTGTGGGGGTTATCGTCCGGCATCGTCAGCGTTACCGCTCACCTAACAGAGTGCCTTCTTGATAGTCTGCAATGGCAAGCAATTGATCAAAACAAATAGGAGGTTCATCCGGATTTTTTGCGTTTTCAATGGCTTTTCTAGGCGTTTCCCCATATCCAAGGAGGTTGTTTTTTTCAGCAACAAAAAATCTTTTTCCGTTACTTACTTTTGCGTAAACCCCAAAACCATCGATAATTTGTGGGGTATACCCGCCATGTGTTTGTGCGTCCATTTTGATTTCCTTTCAGGCGTTTGCGGCTTCGAGTTTCAATTCAAGGGCAACTTGGTCCCGGCCCCGGTCCTGGGGATCCTCCTCGGGGGCATAGTCGGGGTGGCAAAGTGGGAGGTTTCCGCACTCCATTTGCATCCCGCAATCGTCGGCAAGTTTACAGGTACAACAAGGGCAATCCTCGGTATGATCGGTAGCGTCACCGCAAGCGGGGCACGTTGGCGGCTCATCTTCCTGCGTGTCTCGGGCGTGGAGGGGGTCGCAAGTGCGGCAAAGGATTCCGTCGAGCGTGTCCCGGTATGGGCGGCCTATACGGCCCGGGCGGTCGGGGTCCGGGGCCTGCGCTCCTACTGGCTGGTGGCAAGCGGTGCAAGTGGTCATCTGGCGGCCTCCTGTTAGTTGTGTGGTTTCGGCCTTGGTAGCGGCCTCATCAGCGGGGGCTTTACCCCCGGACCCCTTGCGGGGTCTGTCTACTGCGTCAGGTCCAACGTCCGATAACCCATTGACGCGAAGTCCTCGAGGGCCTTGAGGCTTGATAACAGCGTGTCAAGGTGAACAACGCGAAGCGCCCCTGTACCCCTGCGGAACGTGATCGAGTACGTCCCGCCGACTGTCTCGCGCATGATCGCCGCCTTGGGTTCCACGACCGACGACCCTTGGCCAAACGGCCTAGGGTACCCCGACTCCCGCCTTGTGCTGGTGTTCCTGCTGATGGTCTGCATTGTCCCTACCTCCCTTATCTGTCGTATTTATCGGGGTTTATTTTCTCCCCTACATAACAAAATATATCATACTTCTTCCAACACGCAACAAAAAAAGAAAGTATTTTTCATGCCAAATCTAACCCCGTCCGTGTAAAGTTTCTTTACACCTCCTTATCTCCCTACTGTAAACAATCCTTACACCCTTGACACCACATCCCATCCCGCCTTACCATCTACCCATGACCGATATCATGGCCCAGCGTCAGGATCCCGAGTTTGAGGCCAAGCGCCTTTCCGCCCTACGCGAGTCCCTCAAACATAAAAAACGTTACAAAAACTCCCCAGGTCCTCCCCTAGACGGCGGCGCCTCTCACCCTTGGGATCCACGCGACAAACCCACATCAACAAACACCAACACCAACAACGGTAACAACGTCCCCTATATCCCCTCATCTGCTACCGTTGCTGACGTCCTCAAACGATTCCAGGACGACGATCAGGAACCACCTCTACCTCTCCACTCCTACATACCCAAAGAACAGCAGGACGTTATAGTTAGGTCCGCTGTACGCGGCGCGCCCGCGAGTTTTTCCGACCTTCCCGCCGGGTGGCACGCGCTCATAGTGGAAGTTTTTTTGGACTACACGCTTTCGGGAGGCCGAACAAAGATAAAGGTCATCTGTCGGCGCTGTGGTGTAACCCGGGCGGCCTGGGACCGGCTGATTAAATCGCGTTGGGGTCCGTCTATATGCAGGTGGTATGAAGGCATGGTCCGCGATATGGTCCGCTTCCGTCTCGGTCCGATAATGCACAATCTATGCAACAAAGTAGAGAAAAACGCAAACGTGAAAGGCGTTGAATTGCTCGCTAAACTAACCGGTCTCCTGCGTGCCGATGGTGACGCACCGATGCCGGTCCCCGTTCAATGGTCGCGGCAAGCTCCGCGTGTACCAAAGCAGGCCGGGGCTTCCAGCGCTGACAATGCAGGGGAGAATAAACCGCCTGACAACGGGCCGGGGACTACAGGCGCGGATTAACTCTATTTGACTATACGCTGTTTCCTAGTGCCGTGATCCCTTCGCCGTGACGAATGGATACCAGTCTAGGCCGTGAATTCCGATTCGGTTTTATGCGTAATTATACCGTCGCGCTACGCTGTGCATCCCGCGACCGAAGGGAGCGGGGCCGTTGCTGTACACGCTAGGCCCCACCCCCCCGTTCGGATTGCCCCACCGGGTAGATTCATTTGACTTTACACCTAGGCCAACGCGCACATGGGGGTAAGAAACCGCCGGGAGGGAGGGGTAAGTTCGGGAAGTGCAGGGAGCGCTGGTGTAATTGTCGCTGTAATTATTCTTCGGCTAATTTTGGAAAGTTCGGCAGAATTCGGCTACAAAGAGGTGACAAATAGGGGTGTCAGAAAGTATTTGTCAAGGTTGGGGTACATGGCAATAGTTTGACACAGGTTTCATGAAAGAGAATTAAACTGTTTAAGTTGTTGTTTATGAGGGAGAAAGTGCGAAGTCGCCGAATTTTACCGAACTTGCCGAAAATCGCCGTTAGATATAGTTGTAGTTGTAGTTGTAGTTGTAGTTGTAGTTAGAGTTATAAAAACTACTAGTAGTGCTGTTGTAGTAGGTAGTGCTGTTAGGACTGAATCCAAAGACGATCGATTCTCGATCGATGATTGACAGCAAGGCAAAGACGATGGAAAATCCAAGGCATGATAGAACCTACTGATTTTGAGCGCCTATTCGGCGGGAGTGACGATGAGCCGGAACCAGATGGGGTGGCGCTCGATTATCGGGCGTTTCTGACGGACGATGACGGGGCCGAGGTTCGGGCGCAAGATCAGGGGTGGGTTGCTCAATGCGACCACGCTGCCGAGTTTTATGACGACGAGACAACCAGGAATCTATGGCTCCGGGGTGGTGTTGGATCTGGAAAGTCCACGACCGCGTACCAGAAGGCCGTCAAGATGGGGTTGGCCTATCCCGGGCTGAAAACCCTTATTACGCGCACGACCGGGCCGATGCTCCGCGCAACGTCGTGGGAGCATTTTTGTAGTATTCTGCCAAGGTCGTTGGTCGCCAAGGAAAACCTGAATCCATACCCGTTTATCCGGCTGACGAACGGCTCCGAGTACCATTTCATCCCGTTCAACCATGAGTATATCGAGAAAATCGGCTCCCTGACCCTTGGGCTTATCGTGGCCGAGGAATCCCATTTGTTCCGCCCGGGCGTGGATATTTATTTCTCACACCGTCTGCGCCAAAAGTACGGGAAGGGTATCGACAAGTTCGGCAATACCTTCACGTCAGAGATCCCCCGCCAATGGGTCTGGTACGTCGGAAACCCTAATGGCCGTGACTGGCTCTGGAAACTCTTTGAACGCGATAAGTCCGACAAGAATTATCGCTCCTTCCAATGCTCGACCTATTGCAATATAGCCAACCTGCCCGAGGACTTCATACGGCAGTTGGAGAAATACCCGGAACATATTCGCAAACGTTGGGTCCTCGGAGAGTGTGCCGAAAACGCCGGGTCCGTGTTCCCCATGTTCGACCGCTCCCTTCATGGCCTCCACCTCCCAGGATGGCTCCCACAACGCCATTGGCTTGTCTATTTCGGCATGGATACCGGCTTCCGATCCCCAACGGCGGGGGTGTGGATGAGCGTCGATGAAAAGGGCAACGTCGTCGTTTTTTCGGAGTACTACCGCTCCCTTCGCTCCGCCCCGCAAAACGGCAAGGCCATCCAGCATCAGCACCTTGAATTGCGGAAAAAAGGCATGGCCGAACCGATGATCTGGAAAATCGACCCCGCCTCCCACCAGCATAGGGGCGAGAACGAGGAAGGCCGCACCATCTACGACCAGCTCCTTCCCTGGCTCCCGCAGTTGTCCTTCGGCTCGAAAGACTGGAACGGCCGTACATCGAAAATCAATACCATGCTCGAACCCGATCCCGATAACCCCGTTCACCCCTATACCGGCGCTGTCCGAAAAGAGGGTTGGCCCCACCTGTTCATAACCGATAATTGCGAAAACCTAATGCGGGAAATGGAGGAATACCAATGGAAAACCGTCAAGGACGATATTTCCCCGCTCAAGGAGGAAGCCGAGGAACGCAATGATCATTGCATTGACGCCCTAGGCTATGCCATCATCGAAATCACCCAGGCCGCCTCCAAATCCCCCGAGGAAATGGCCGCGTGGCTGGCCTCCGAACAGTACCGCCTCGAAAAACACAAGGAACAAGCCCTCAAACAGTTCGACCGCCATTCCCACACCCGCTATCGGGACCACCTGCTGTAAATTTTCTTTACACATCACGCCAAGCAGTTGTATATTTCAGGCATGATAACCCTGCTCCTTGTGTGCAACCTCGTTGCATCGTGCGCGTTGGCGTATATCGCTTTCCAAAACGCGAAGAAAATGTCAGACCTCAAGAAGTCCGTCCTCGAAACCAAAAAGTCATTCGACAATTTCGTTCACCCGAAAATCAAAGCGACTTCCGCGAAGAAACCAGAAGTGGAACCGGTCAAATCCCTGGACGGAACCAATGGACAGCATGAAAAGGCCGTACCCGTCCCTCGGTCGGAGCAGGAAGAAAAGATCGAAAAAGTTGGACGGGAAATAGGGGTCAAGGGCATCGAGTTCCGCAGGCGACAAGCCGCCTCCGGTAGAAACGTGGTGCTGTGATGAAAGTCAAGGCGATCCTCTACCCGAAAAAGAAAGTCGAAGCGTGGCAACGCGAAATTGAGGAAAAAGTAGAGCGGTGGAAAGAGGCCCGCCGGCCGGCCATTGAACAGTTTCAAACCAATCTCGCCCTTTACACCGGCCATCACTACATGGCTTTCGATCCGAACCGGGGCGAGTTGGTCGATGCCCCGCCCCTGTATGACGATCAAGTGCGGGTCACGTTCAATTTTGTACTGCCGAAGTGCAGAACTGCAATCGCCAAAAACACCGAGAACGCTCCTTACGCGCAATCCATCCCGAACAGCAACGAGGAACGGGATATCAGAGCCGCCCGTATCGCGGAAGCCATTACCAAGTACGACTACCGTTCTAAGGGCCTCGCACAGAAATATAACTTCCTGTCGATGGATGATGTTGTGTTCGGGGAAGCGTGGTTGTTCACGACCTGGTACAAGTATTCCGGCCAAACCTACAAGAAGTACAAACAGGAACCCGCCATGGAGGAATACACCCCGGGCGAGGGCGAAGCGTGGGGCGAGGACGAGTATGGCAATCAGGTCAAGCCGAAACGGCAAAAGGTAGGCGAGGACGGCAACGTGGTTATGCAGAACGCCGTCGGTGCAGACGGGGAGCCGGTCATCGAAGAAGAAATCCCCGAGGGTGATGTGAAGTATGAGAGGGTTTTGCCGTCGTGCGTGTTGTTCGATTCGTCCGTTTCGGAAATTGAGGAACTTCCGGACGTGGCGCGACGGGAATGGAAATCCATCGACTACATCAAACGAACATTCCCGAATTGCTCCGATATCACCGGGGATCACGACAGCCGCGACCAATGCGACGACGTTTACATGACCCTTTACGGTCATGGGTTCCAGCCCGTAGGCGACCAAAAGGAAAAGGGCGCGTATGTGGTGCAGTATTACTCGAAAGCGTGTCACGAATACCCCGAAGGTCTGTACATGGTGATCGTGGAGAACAAGGTTCGCGTCTGTGAACCGCTTTTCGGATTGCGCGGGAAACGGTTGCCGTGTTCGCAAGCGAGGTACTTTGCCATCCCCGGTTGCCTTCGTGGCATCGGGCTTCCCGAATTGCTGGCCTCTCCTCAACAGACCTACAACAAACTGATGAGCCAGATCGTCGAGAACGCGATTCGGGTCATTAATATCAAGGTACTGGTGCGCGGCGGGGAAAAGGTTTCGGCCTTGACGAACGAAGTGGGCCAGGTCGTCGAGTATTGGGGAACCAAACCCGACTACTGGCAACCTGCACCGCTCCCGCAGACACACCACCAAACCCTCGCCACCGTCCGGGGAGCGATTCACTCAATATCGGGGATATCCCCGATTTCCGAAGGCGAAACCGATCCATCCATCAATTCAGGGGAGCAGGTCGCTGAAATGCGCGAGAACGACCAGCGCAAGCACAACCCCCAGGTGGATGATTTCGTTTCGATGATCTGCGACTCCATCCACCTTGCGTTGACGTACTACGCCGAGGGGGTCACCGAGGAACGCATGGTCCGCATCGTTGGCGACGACAAGAGGGCTGATGTGGTGAAGTTTGTCGGGGCGGACATTGGCGAGAACGTGGACGTACAGCAAAGACCGTCGAGCATGAATTTCTATTCACGGTCGTCCGAGCGCAAGACGATCCTGACGATGTTGGAAACCGGGGTCGCGGACAAGTTGCCGCCCGACAAGCAATCAGCGTTCTTGCAGAAGGCCATCGAGCGGTTGAATTTCAGCGAGGCGGACAAGTTTATCGGTGAAATGAATATCCACTCCGCGAAGGCAAGGCGCGAGAACGACGACATGGATCGCGGAATCCCGGCATACGTTATGCCCTGGCATGACCCCGACGTGCATATCTACGAGCATGAGAACCACATCAACAGCAACGATTTTGAAATGCTCGACGATGATGCGAAACAGATCAACGTCGCTCACCTGGAAATGCACTATTCAAAGCGCAATCAGCAAATGGACGAAAGCGCCGGACCCGCACCGGGTTTACAGATGGGCTTGCCTGGGATGGAGCCAGCCGGGCAGGGTGGAGTTCCGCCCCAAGCCGAGCAAGCCGGTCCTGGCCCTGTGCAGGGTTCGCAAATGCCGCCGTCGGGAAGAAACCCGCTGGCGGCGCTTGGTATGCCTCCAATGCCGCAAGGCGGAGGCACGATCCCGCCGCCTCCGGGCGGGGGACAGGTCACAACGCCTTTCAGGGGGTTGGGTAATGGCTGAAAAAGGAAACATTTGGGGCGATATTGCAAAGGCGCTCGGAATGAGAAAAAAGAAAAAAGTCGAAACGCCGATTGCCGAACGCAATACGAAAATGAACGAAGCCATGAAGGAAATTGACGCCGATGCGCGTCCGGTCTATACTGACATCGACAAACCCGCAACACCTGAACCGGGAACGGAAGGAACGCGGGTCAAGAAAAAAAAGTCGTGGCTAACCTTTATCAAAAGGCGCTAAAGGAGAAACAATGACTGTTCCTAACCCGGAAGTCAAGGGCGGAAACGAAGTGAACGAGCAGAAAACCCCAACACCCGGGGCGGGTGAAGGGGCAGCGAAAGGCGCTGGAAATTCGGACGCCAACCCGAAGCGGTTGCTGACCTTCGAGGACATTGAAGAAGGCCGGATCAAACCCCTGGGCGCGGAACCGGACGATACGGATACCGCCAAAACCGACAAGTCGGACGGCGGGGACGAGGACAAAAAAGCCAAGGGCGGGGACGAAAAACCAAAAGCCAAACCCGATTCGGACGAAGATGATGGCGATAACGATGACGTTATTGACCACTTCTACGAAAAGGACGGCGATGAATACAAGAAAGTCTCCGTCGATGACGCCCTGGAAAACCTCCAGGTCACCCTCAAGGTGAACGGCAAAAGCCAGATTCTTGAAGGGTGGGACGAGGTTAAGAAATGGGCGTCCATCGGGCTTGCGTCCGAGGAAAAGCGCCGCAAGGCAAACGAGGTCTTTGAGGAAAACCGAGTACTCAAGGCGACCTTGAAAGCCGAAGCCGAAAAAATAGCCCAAGAGCGCGTCGAGCAGTACATCAACGACGTTCTTGGCGGCAAGAAGAAGGCTGCCGCGGACGACGAAGACGCTGACGACGACGCACCGGGAAAGAGAAGCGCATCAACCACCGATCCGGTTATGCGTCACCTGCTTGCCGAAGTCAAACGGATGCGGGATGAACGCGAAGCCGAGAAGCGGGAGCGAGAGGAAGCGGAGCGCACCGCCGCCGAGAAGTCCGCAACGGAGCGGAACGTCAAGGCGGCACAAGACATGGCCGACCGAGTTGGTGATTCCTTCAAGGATCGGTTCACGTTCGACGGGAAGCTGGACGAGGAAGCGTTCAATCAGTTCGCATCCTACGTCAGCGGAGCGACCCAAGCGGCCATGAGCCGCGAGTTGGATGGAACCGAGGATTTTAGCGAAATCCTTGCCAAAGGCGAGAAGGTCATGCGGAAGATGGCGAAGCGTTATTTCGACAACCTGGAAGCCCATGCCGAACGGCTGGCGCAAGCCAAGTTGAAGGCCAAGAAGGGTGAACCCTCCAAGGCCGCTTCGGACGACGACATGCCTGAACCGACAAAGGGTGCGAAGAAAAAACTGCTCGATTGGGATTCTGTCGAATCCAAGTAGGGCGGACGCTTTCGGTCCAAGGTGATGCGGTTCCTCCCGAAAAACCAGGAGGCACCAAATGGCTGTCACCGACGGAGCGTTGTACGCATCCGACGTTCTCTTGAAGTACCGATACCTGGACGTGTTTCGGGATCAGTACCCCCTCAAGACGACCGGGCTTCGGATGCTCAAACGAGACAACAGCAAGGTCACAAAGGACGGTAGGGGTGCCCAAGTCGTGTGGGCCATCCGTACCGGGCGCAACAGCGGCATGGCCGCTTTCGCGGACGGTGGGCTTTTGCCCCGCGCCGGGAAGCAGATCGCCGCGACGGGGTCCACCACCCTCAAGAACGTGGCGGGACAGTTGCAGATCGAGGACAAACTGATCGAAATGAGCAATTCGATGGGTGAAGCCTCTTTCCGCAATGCGTTGGCCGACGAAATGAAGCGGTGCGCCGTGGATTTCGCCGCCAACAAGAACCGGATGCTGTACGGCGACCGAACCGGGATTCTCGGCAAGGTCGCGTCGGCTTCCGACGACGGGACGTATTGCACGATCACGTTGGATTCAACGTGGGCCGGTCGTCCGGTCGTCCTGACGCAGTATTTCCAGATCGGGGATCTGCTGGACGTTTTGACGAGTGCCGGCGTCGATGTTGCGCCGGCTTGCACGGTCACGGCGGTCAACGCCTCGGCTGGAACGATCACGGTGAGCGGGACGGGCCATGATTCTATCGCGGCCACGAACATCATCACCAAGGTCGATGCGTATGCTTCGGCAACCGCCGTGGAGCCGACCGGGTTTCGCAACATCTACTCCGCTTCGGACGACGACCTGTTCCTGAATACGGGTAATTACCCGATTTGGGCCGGTTACGTCCGATCCACGGAGGAAGGACCGACCGAAACGGCTATGGAGTTCCTTCGCATCCAAGGGTTGAAGAAGGGCGCGAAGTACCGCGGCGCCCTGACGACCTTCGGGGTTCAGGCGAAGATGGTCACGCTGATCGCGGACCAGAAACGCGCCATGAACACGGTGGACTACAAGTTCGGGTTCGCCGGGACCGAAGACGTGGAAGCCCTCAAGGGACCGGAGTACGCCGGGATCGGGCCTATCGTCGCTGACGAGGACTGCCCCGCCGGGACAGCCGCCAACAGCGGATACCTGTTCCTGATCGATCCGACGAGCATCAAGTTCGCGGATGCTGGTGCGCCCCATTGGATGAAGGGTGACGGGTCGATCCTGTCCCGCATCCAGGGTTACGCGCTGTACGAGGCCACGTTCATCGAGTACTACGACGTGTTCTGCGAACAGCGGAACGTGTGCGTGGCGCACAGCAACTTGCAGGAACTTTCGCTGGAATAGTCTAGGGCGCCCCGCAAGGGGCGCTCCTTTTATCCCCCCGAAGGAGGGAACAATGAAGAAGTTTCTGGTCTTTCTGCTTCTGTTCGCAATCGCCGTTCCTGGATTCGCCACGTTGGCCTCCACGTCAACGTCGTACACCACGGACGACTTGCGGACGGGAAACCGATATCTGGCCTTGGGTTCGCTGGCCGGTGCCACGTCCGCGCAAACGGGCGTCACCGTCAGCTTGACCGGGTTTAGCGGATTCATGGTCGATCTGGCTATGGAGGCATACGATGGGACGGTCGAGGTTCAAGTCTCGAACAGTTCCACCGGGCCGTTCCGAACCGCCTACATCGACAACACAACGAACAACGCCGGGACCGCCGTTCCGCAGACGAAAAACACCACCTACGTCAACAACGAGGGGTGGAAGTATATGCGCATCTACGGGGATCCCGACGCCGGGGCCTGCACGGTCAATGCGCGAATGTTCGGCAAGTTGGACGTTCAGAAAACCCAAACCGGGCTTTCGGATATCCATTCCGCGCCCCGCGCCGTGGCTACCGTGTCGGCTTCGACGGCAACGATGGCCTTGAAGGAGTTCGACTTCAAGGGATCGGGTTGTCGTGTCGTTGTGAACGCGGCTTCCGTGGTTGCTGGGGATTCGTTCATCCCTGTCATTTTCTGGAAGAACAAGGTGACGGGGCTGTACACGGAGTTGCTTACCGGAGCGGCAATCACGAACACGACTACGACCGGGACGTACACAATCGGGCCACCGGGTTATACGGCGGCGGCGAACGCAACGTCCCTGTTGGTTCCTTCCACGGATACTTGTCTCGCAATCGGGACAAGCAACGTGTCCGGCACCAATTCGTTCACGGTTTCGGTGATCCCGATTCCGTAAGACGACAGGAGCGGTTATCCGGGTCAGGGATTTGCCCCTGGCCCGGAGAGGCCGTAGAGCGGAGGCCGTCGTGGACAGGGCTAATTTCGAGACAAAACTGAAACGAATATGTGAGGCGTGGGAGGTTCAGCGCATCGGTAATATGCACAACGTTTGGGAGCGCGGGAACCGATTCCCCGGAGGCGCTTACCTGGTTTATCAGGTCAAGGGCCGCAACCCGAACGAGGACGACGTTCACACCCTGCGGAGAATGGACTGGTATCGGCGCCAAATGTTGCAGAAGAAGCAGTTACAGGAATGTCACGAACACAACGAGCGGGTCAAGGCGAATGATGAGAAACGCATCAAAGACAGTTTTATGGAAGTCGCGGACGCCATGAGGAAACCCTGCCAGATGATCGCGGACGAAAAAGGATTGCGGCGCAGTATGTTTGACCACCCCACGCCGAACCGGGAATTTATACCAGCTGTTCCGGAAAACACAACGCCAACGGAACAAGGAGCAACGGCATGAGCGACACGGCAAATGGAAGCGGAACCGTGAAAGTTGACCTCAAAAGGTTGTCGCTTATACTCGGGCTTGTCATTACCATTGTTGGCATGGTAACCGGACCCTTGTTCTATTTTCAGAGCAAGGCGGACGCAAAGGAACAGCGGGCCACGGATCAAAAGGCGTGCGAACAGAGGTATGAGTCCGCCAAAGAGGATATGAAGGAAATGAAGGAGGACGTGAAGGAGATTAAAAGGATCCTGATGCGGCAGGAACGCCGCAGGGGGACGGACGAGTAATGGCTATCACGGTTCGACAAGTGCAGACAAAGGTTGTTTCGGAAATGTTTGCCGAAGGATACGGAACGAGCGACCGCTTTACGCCGACGGTCATTTCCGGGTATATCAACGATTCCCTGGACTACATTTGGGAACGGTTGGTAGCTTCCTGCGAGGAATGGTTCACTTTCCAAGAAAAAACGATAAGTGTTGTCGCCGGGACGGCCCGATATGCCGTTGACGAAGAATGTGCGGCCATCCATAACGTGTACAAGAGGACAGGTTCTTCTGCGGCGGACTACTCGTACCAGGAGATCCGCCCGCTCAAGGACAAGCACGAACGGTTCACCGGAAAGGGGAACGACATTTTGAGGGCGCGGAATTATGCGCCCCAATGGAAGGAGGTCGAGCCGGCCCTGGACGCATCCCATAATTTCGTGCGCTACATCGAGTTTATCCCGACCCCCACGGAATCCTACACCGCCGTTTATGACGGCATACGGTACATCGACAAGGTGGATGAGCCGCCGGCCGACCCCACGATTGCCTACATCGAATTGCCGGAAAACTTCCGCAGGGTGCTGGTGGCGTTGGTGAAAAGAATGTGCCTCATGGCCGACCACGTTGACGTGACGGTGTTGGAAGCACAGATCGAGCGCGACCTCCAAAGCGCAATCCAGGTTCACACGATGGGCCTTGACAGGGACGGGAGCCGGAAAATCTTGAGGCGAAACTGATATGCGCGATTCAGAGTTTCTTGTCGGCCTGCCATTCGCGCGATCGCGTAATTTCAACGGTATCGACAACGCGGCAAATGAATTTGGCGAAAACCGCTCCGGTAAAATGAAGCGGTGCGAGAACACCGCTTTTCTTGATGGAAAACTCACGACGCCGTTTGGGTATGCCGCGCTTCCTTTCACTAGGCATGAGGACGGGACGAGCAGGTGCTTTGGCATCGTGCCATCCGTGGACAAAGGCAAGTTCTACACGTTTTTCAGCAAGCACGTCACAGGGACAACGCTTTCTTCCGACACGTCCTATTGCAATCTTTTGACAATGGCGACAACCGACTTGGACACGAACAACCCGAAGAAAAATGTGTGCGGGGTTAATCTAAAAAACCGGACCATCGTTTGCGACGGAGGAAGCATCCGCAAGTATTACCAAGCGTCGATTTACAGCAATCTTGTGTATATCCCACCCGCCGGTGTTGCGGCGGAAGGCGACGCCGGGGTGCTGAACGGGACGTATTCGTACCGGGCGACGCTTTGCGACGATTCAGGGAATGAAACCGGAGGGGGTGCCTCCGTTTCGATTACCGTGACGGACAAGAAGGTAACGGTCACTTTCGATCTGTCGTCTTACAATGATGCAAATATCGGGTTTACATCGGTCAAGTTGTACCGCACCGAGGCAAACGGTTCCACCTATTACTACTTGGGCGACACGAACGGCAAAAAGACGATTGCAGCCGGCACGGATTCTTACGTTTTTACGGACAACGCCGCTTTCGACTACACAGACAGCGGCATCGTCGAAAATCCGCAGTTGGACAACGACGATCCGGTGAACCTAACGGCGGCGGACTATTTGCTGGTGTACAACGACCGCCTGATTGTGTGGGGGACCACCGAGGGAAGCACTTATTACCCGTATCGTATGCGGTGGTGCCGCATTTCCGAGGTCGATGGCGTCATTCAAACAAACATCTATTCGTTCCACGCGGACGACTACAAGGACTTCAACAAGCACAACGGCGACCCCGTTATTGGTGGGTGCGTATTAGGGGGTCGTCTTTTCACTTTCAAGGGCGACGAGACTTGGGAGAGTATCCCAACAACGGCAGACCCCGAGGCGTATGGGATATGGGGGATGCACAACCAGGTCGATACCGAGTATGGGTTTTACCATCATTCGATTGCAAACATCGGTGGACCGGCTATTGGGTTGACGCGGGATGGGGTGTGCATTTTCAACGGAAGCGGATTCACGTTGATATCCGACCCGATAAGCGAAATTCTAAAAAGGGCTATATTCCCCGAAGTGAACAGCGGGTGTTTCGACTTGGCAGAAGGCCGCTATTATTTGTCGGTCTGCGACGGAGGGTTGGCCGGGACGTATGGACGACCAGTTTCAACGACGTACCTTTACCAAAATGCAAAAAGGAACGCAACGCTTGTATATGACGTGTCGCAAAAGTCATGGGAGTATCACCCGCTTGTATTCAACCAAATCTATACAACGTTGGAGGATAGCCAGAACAAGCCGAAGATATTCTGCGGCGGTAGCATTTCCGACGTGAACGTGATGATCGGGAATTATGAGTTTTCGGGGCCTTCTTATTGCGCGTTGGCGGTTGTGACAAACGCAACAAGCATTACGGACACTTCGTTTTCCGGTGCGGACGATATGTTCAATGACCGCAGGATCGCCATGCCGATCTGTTACGACACGGAAAGCAGTTCAATTATATTCACGGATTATGTTAGCCGAGTAAGCGACAACGAAGTTACCGGGACGACCGCGGTTATGGCGTTGGAGGACACAATTCCGATGAAACACGCCTACAGGGCGTGGTATGTTGTCAATGTGGCGTATGGCGTTACGGCAGCAAGCGGGAATACAGACCGATTGACCGACAACGGGAACAACGCCTTTCTCGCGAGTTGCTTGACCGGATGTTCTTGCGCGTTTGCGTCAAGTGAAAAGGTGTACAACAACCTGCGAAATGGCGCGGAGGTGCTGACGATATCCAGCTTGAATTTTGGGGGCGGCGCGTTCGATAACATCAAAAATTACGTTCTATTTCCTTTCAGGTACATTGATTCTCAAAGCCCTGATTTTTACTCGACGCATTACGAACCGAGGGTGATGATTTACACGGTGCCTTTTGGAATTGAGGAATACCACTACTTGAAGTTGTTCCGGTACTTGAGAATGTACGCAAAAGGAGATTGCGAGATCAGGGTGCGGGTATTCAAGGACGGCGACGACGCATCGGCACAGACGGTCACGGCGATTACGTTGTCCGACGAGGACGTTTTCAAGCACAAGATCAGCGCTCTGGCGGGTCATTCGGGGCGATTTGTAAGGTTCGAGTTGTCCATGCCGAGGGGATACGGCGAGTTTGAAATCAACGAGATTGCGGCTGGATACAGGCGCAAGACCGCGTTCAGGGCGGATTGACGATGGCAAAGACCTACTACCGAGGACCGGCCCCGACGTTTTTGAAGCCGTTCGGGTCGGTGGTGACAACGGAATATTTCAACCGTTTCCTGACGCAATTGGCGCAAATGTTCCAAAGCACTTGGAGCGAAGCGCCGAGCGTGTATAAGGTGAGTACGGTTGTGTCGCCTTCCGGGGGAACGTTCAGTATCCTGAACGGGTTGCCGGTGCCTTCCGGTAGCCCCGACGTGGATTACGCATTTTACATTCAAACGACCAATCCCCCGGCCCTGTACTTTTGGGATAGTGTAAGATGGACGCAGTTGCCGACGCACAGCGGGGGCGGGGCAACACCTACGCCTCCGGGGGAGATATGATGAAACGAATCGCATTTCTTTTTATGTTTCTTCCGTGCGCTGTGTACTCGCAAACGGCAACGCCGACCTATACGGCTATTCCAACCCCGATGAAATACGCGGTATATCCGTGTGTGTCGTGTACTCCGGCACCGGGGCCGCAGTATCTTTCAAAAAAAGGTAATTTTGACGGTTTGAATGTGCATGGACCCGCTAACATTGTGGGGAACCTGGCATTACAGACTGTTGTTGTCGATACCGGACAACCCGTATCTAATTTGATTCGAGCTGACGCTTTTACCGGAACGGATGGGACGTTGTTGTTCTGGCGTGGCGTCCTCAATAATTCCTGCAAGCTGGTTAATTCGGAGCAGGACTATGGACTGGAACTGATTGCCGACGGCTTCAATCTCGGAAGCGGCTCCCATGTCATTTATGGAAACGACACAGTCGGCTTGTTCGCTTCGTCGACACTCGGGTGGACTTTCGATATAAACGATGGCGTGACGTATGACGTCTACAAGGTGAACAGCCACGAGTACATGGCGAACCAAGTCGTGCTGTCTGGCACAGGCGGAGGCGCGACGCCGACGCAAATCGTGGAGCGTTGTCAGGCCCTCCCAACGGCGACCTGGGACTATCGAGGCCGCGCAGGGTTTGATTCGACGAACGAGCGGACTCTGCTTCTCGATTACGAGAACGGGGATGTTCGGTTCTACAAAGGGACCGCAAGGGGAGTCCCGACTCCGCAGACCCCGACCGATGCCGCGAATAAGGAATACGTTGATGCAGTACCGACGTATGCGGCAACCGCTTATGTCAAGAAGGCCGGCGACAGTATGTCCGGACCCCTGACTGCATCCGGGGGGGTCCTGTCGAACTCCTATCAAAGCGCCGACGGGTACAACGTTGCCGACTTTTCACCTGGGTTCCTACTTATCGGATCGACAGCAGATGGAAAGCGGACCTTTATATCCGGAAGCCACCCAACCACCACAACGGCCGGAATCGCCATCATAAGCACGAACCCGATGGACGTTGACGTGGATGGCGGTACGAATTTCATCACGCGGCAAGGCGAGTACAACGGCTACGTCGCTTGGCGGTCGATCATCGACAACGAGGGAACGCCCGTCACGATGGGCGTGTTGCGGAACGTGGAGGAAACGGAGGGGGACTTTATCGGGTTGCAGATGTACGAGGGGGCCGGTGTTTCGGTCACGGGCGGGGGCGACGTCCAGGTGGACGACGTGTCGCTGGTGGCCCTGGCGACGAGATCGTACCTTGAGCCGACGGCAACCCACACCTTCACCGTCACACCGACTTTCACCGTGACAGCGACCCCTAATGTGGCGACCCCCTCCGTGGTATCGAAGCAGAAATTGAGTTCGGCGGCTTATACATGGGATGAGATTAGAACGTATGCGAATAGTGGTGTAACGTGTACGGTTTTCATGGACCCCGCAGGTTCGGGAGTTTCGGTTGTGTCGGGAAAGGTACACGCTGTCACTTGTGGAGGTTCGGCGGGCCTTACCTTCATTCAGGCCACAGACGGAAACCGACCTCTTACGGCTACGGGGCCGGGGGGGTATATGTGTTTGCGGAACGGGGCGGGGGTGACGCAATTTTTGAGTAGTGGAGCGGCTAGTATTTCGTCTGTTTTTTCACAAACAGAAAACACGATGTTTTTTGTTTTTAAGGAAAACACCACAAAATCTATTAACTCTGGGCTTTTGGCGTGTGATAATACAGACGGAACAAACGTAGTTCAAATAATTGCAGACGACGCGGCCGGAAATATATATTACTGCTACGGAGATAATAACGGTGCTACCGGTAGGATTAGCAAAGCATACGCACTTTCAAGAGGAAACTATATCGTCACGTCATATTGCCGAAACACTAGCAACGTAATGGGGATTTATAATAATGGAGTTTCAATCTATTCTAGCATCGTTCTTGATACCGATGGTTTTACTTACTCTAGCGGTGACACGCGGGGTATAACCATCATGGCATCCAAGTATGGCGCTCCAAGATATTTAAACGGCGACCTCTGCGCCCTCATCATCCTCAACGGCTACCTCGACCCAACGGGCGCGGAATATATCAAAATCTACAATGGAATCGCGCAACGTTTCAACTTGCCAACCTACCCCTCAACCTCCAACGTGATACAGGAGTGGGTCAATTCAATTGGGACATGGGTTGCGAAGGTCACGGATACGGGGAAACTGTGGCTAAAAGGTGGGGCTGATATTATTGGGGCGGTCATTATCCGTTCCATCAATGACGCCGACAATGTGCTTACCATCATCGGAACATCATTACAGACGGGAGACTTGTTGCGCTTACAGGGTAGGGGGGGCGGTGTAACCGTTGCATATAATGGAGGCGTCACCGGAACCACAGCGGGGTTTAGTGGGGCTTTGAATTCTGCGAGTGTTTCAACAACAGCCGTAACAGTTTATAGAACCAATGAGGTTGATAGATTATTTTTACAGAACATAGACAACGCCGGATATATGGGTATTTCTGACCAGAGATTAAAAGTTTACAGGTTTAATGGTAGCGGAGGGATATTTACAGTAGAGACCGGAATTATTTCGGGTTCGTTCTCTGGTTCCGGTGGAGATATAGTTATCAAGCCGAGGGCCACAGAAGTTGCTAGGTTTTCTGGAGGAGGAACGACTCCACTTGGATTAAATCTTTCTGCTCCTCTCACCGGAACAACGGCGGGGTTGTCGGGAAACCTTACCATCGGTTCGGCTGGAAACATTGTCCCGCTTTGCACCCCCACGCTTGTCGTCCCTGCGGCGGGTATTACCATGCAGTTCAAATGCGGCGTCTGTACGGGAGTGAATCCATGAGTCGCTACACGAAGGCCAGATTGCCGACGAAGGATACTCCAATAGGTTCAGGCGTCTAGAAAACAGGAAGGACGAACGTCAAATAGCTTTCGGATCGGCCATAGCAGTAGTAGAGCAGTTGCTCATCAAGTGGCATCCCCCGGTCGATATTGAACTTGGGCCTGCCCATAAAATTCAGGTTACTTGGAGGTTTTGAAATGGCAATCGAGAAAGGAAAACGGAAGGTGCACGAGTCCTTGCAGGTGGCGATCTTCATGCTGTTGGGGTTCGCTATCGCGGCTTACTTCAAGGTGAGCGCGGATCTGTTCGGGATGTACGTCCTGGGGCTGTTCGGAAAGACGGTCGGCTTCATGTGGTCGAACGCCAAGGAACACGAGGCCGAAGTGAAGAAGTAAAGCCGTGCCTTTCAGGAGCGAAAAGCAAAGGCGTTTCCTGTTCCGCGCCCATCCGGAAGTTGCGATCCGATGGGCGCGGAAATACGGAAAGTCGGTCGTGAAAAGGAAACGGGCTAATAGGAAATAATGCTATACTACTTGGCAAGGAAGGTGCGTCGTGGCTGAAACTGCGGAATTACTAAACTACGCCGATCCGAACGAGTTGAACCCACTTTACAGTTTGGGTTCTGACTACGGCGTGTTGCAAGCGCAAACGCGGTTCGACGATTTGAGCGCCCTCCTTGCCGACGTTCAAGCCAATCCGGGCAATTACCCCGACCCCGAATACCTGACCAGAGAATTGAACAACGCGATTCGCGCACAGCAGGAAGCCCTGAATTACGCGCAAGCGCAAACGCAGTATCAGACATTGAGTGACACGCTTGGCTCAACGGACGATACTTGGTATGCGGCCAATGCCGCGAATGATTATTTCAGGAACACGCTTGGGTACGCCGGCGCGAATTGGACAAGCGCGGACCAGATCAGAAGTGGAATGGTACTGAACGGGCAGTATTATTCACCCGATGTTCTGCGGGCAATATGGGGCGGTGTGCAAAAGGCGGCTTACGATGGGCGACTGGCGCAAAGGGATCAGTTGTCAAAACTGCAAACCGCGGCGGATCAGCAACGCGCAAAGATGATCGAGAATTACTACATCGTCCGTCCCGATGTAACGGGGCAGGGCGATATCATGCGGAATTACTACTACGGGACGCAGTACAACCCGGATACGGGGCAGGGAACGCTCGGGGGGCAGGTTGGGCAGGCATTGAACACGGCGGCACGGAGCATCTATGCGGAACGCGACAGAGCGGTAAAGTGGGCCGGAAGCCAGTTGGCACAGACGGGACAGTTGGACAGCGGCGCGGCGCGGAAGGTACAACAGGGGATCAATACGAGGGTTCTTTCCGGTCTTTCAGGAGTTGCAAGCCGCGCCGATACTGAAGCGCAGGGGCGCCTCGCTGACTGGAAAACAACGTCGGAGGATTTGTTAAGCAGGATTACGGACACGGAGAACGCGACGCGACTTGCGGCCCTTGAGGGCAATTACGGAGACAGTCTTTCGTCGTATCTGTCAACAGCCCAAAACGCCGCAAACAAAACGGTCGGTGATATTTACGACCAGGCACAGCAAAAAATCAAGGAGAACCAATCTTCCGTGTGGGGCGATATTGGTTCGTTCCTTGGGAACGTTGGAAGCATAGCGGCTAGAACCGTTTACAGTAAGTGAGGGTAAAGGCATGGCGACATACCAAGACTTGAGTGCGGAAGCCCAAAGACGCAGTATGTTTTGGCGCGACCTCTATGCGCGGTACAACCCGGACTTTGCGCTACGGCAAGGGATCAATATGCCGGAAATGACGCAATCTACCGGCGCGATCAACAGCCTGCTTGGAAAAACGGCAGGGAAACTGCAAGCGAGCGGCGGGACGGGTTCGCAGTACAGGGTGGCCGAGGCGAACCTAGAACGGATGGAGGGCGCCCGGGCGGCGCAGGCCGCGGCGGAACACCAAAGCGGCATGAACGCTTTCTTGCGAAACGCGCAATCCGGAATCAAAAAAGTTGGGCGCGATTTCAACAAAACGCTTGGAATCGGTGCAGCCGAAACAAAGGCCGGGGAAAGACTTGGCGATATTTCCATGAGAGTAAAGGATGCAAGGGAACGAGCGCAACGAGCCGTTGACGATTCGGAACAAAGCGGTTTCGAGGCGTTCCTTCGCGGGATCGGCGGTAGCGCAGGGGACGTTGCCGGGTACTACCTGGGGAAAAAGTTGTACAAAAACCCTTACGAGAAGGACGAGAAGGACGAGGAATAAACAGGAGGTGGCGAAATGGCTTCACCGTGGGCGGCTATGGGGGCAAGTTTTGCAAACCGGGCTTCGCAAGGAGTTTTGGGTGCGGCCCAACAGCGTGACTCCGCGCAGTTGCAGATGGCGCGGGACAAGTCGGCGCAAGACGCCGCGGCGTCAATCGAGCGGCAAAAAATGTACCGTGAAATGCAGAACAAGGCGTATGCGGAATGGGGCGCAATCGTGGATAAGCACGTTGACCCGAACGCGAAGCCGGAAGAACAGGCGGCGCGGTATCAAAACGCCGTGGCGCTTTTCAAGAGGGCGTTCCCGCAATACTACAATATCATCGGGCCAGAAATCGAACAGGCTGGGCAAGGGGCAATGGTCGATGCTCGTTCCAAGATGGAAGCGAACATGAAACGGGGGATGAATGGTCCGGAAGGGTTCCGGGGGCTTGGGGTTACGCTGGCCGGACCCGTCGCAAGAACCGCCCTGGGCGCGGCAAGCGCGGTGCCGTCGCCACTACAACCTGCGGCGCAGTTTATGGGTGGTTTGGCCGGAATGAAGAAAATGAGCGAAGGACCATTATCCGATGTGTCTAATGAGTTCTCTTTGCGGCCAAATCCGATGCAACCCGGACGCGAAATGAACCCTGATGTAATGGGGCCGAGGTCGAAGTCCCGTTTGGGTATCGAACCGCCACCGGCCATGTTCCAATCCGCGCCTCCCGGCATGACGCAACCTATTCAGCCGGTGGACCCGTATTATCTGCCGAAGCGAGACAGGACGAAGCCGATCATTCGGAGGCGGTAATTGGCGCGTGAAACAAGAGTACGCCGCAGGAGCGCAAGGGGGAAAACGGCGAAACAAACCCCCACGTTCGGTCAACGCGCAATGGGCGCATTGGAAGCGTTCGGGGAGGGGTTGAATCGCGTTGTCCTGTACCCCGAAACGGCGGCGGTTCGGGCGGCGCAGGAGTCGCGCCCGGTCCTTCCTGCGATCAAGGCGGGATTTAAGGGAGAGGACAGGGAAGCGTGGGGCGGCGTTCTTCGGAATGTAGGCGTTGAAAACAAGCCGCTTGAAATGGGCCTTAATATCCTGGCAACACCCGATATCTTGGTAAACCCGTTCGGAAAAACAGCAAAAGGCATCCAGCTTGCGAAAGCGGCGAAGTTGTCCAAGGGCCTTGGCGCACAAGCCAAGGCCGGTGAACGCGCCCTTTTGACCTTCCACGTTCCGGGGCACGGCCCCGTTCCTCTTACCCCGAAGTTCATTAACGAGCCGGTGTTGGGTGCGCTTGGCAAGGTGGGTGGGGCCATCAAGGGGTCGAAGTTGGGCAAGGAGTTTCGCAGGGCGTTTTCGGATACGACGGGAATCCCGAAAATGGACGAATACAAGCGGAGGATGGATAACATCGTCCGTGAAAGCGTCGTAAATCAGACGGACGCCCGTATCAAGATGGACAAGATGGTGGACGAAATCGCCAAGAAGCGCGGATGGACGTTTGAACAGACACAAGGACAAATGCGGAAGTTGCTGGACTACATTGAGGCCGAACAATCTTCGGCATCCCAAGCGTGGAAAACGAGCCGTGAACGGAAGGCGTTGCTGAAACTGCAAGCCAGGTTGCCGAAGGTGGAGGAAAAGGCGAAGGCGAGTTTCGAGGCCGTTCAGAAAAGCGGGTATCCTTCGACGGTGTACAAGTCGAAGTATGCGGCGAAGGAGGCGAAGCAGAAACTTACCCAAGCGGAATACAAGTTGTATCAGGGGAAGAAGAAGTTTGCCGGGATTGCGGCGAAAGGGAAGTTGTCGGTTTCGAGGGCATCGAAGGAGGCCGTTAAGAATATACGCGAAGCCAGGAACGAAGCGTGGGAGTCAACGATACATGGCGGCGTGAAGCCGGGAACGAAACTGTATGTTGATCTGGACGCTATTGCGCGTCGGTCCAGTCGTAGACAAGCCGTCCGTTTGCTTAAGGACTTGAAGGAGGCCGGATACCGCACCACGACCAAAAGGGGCGAGGGCCTTACGCCGCAAGAGTATGTACGGGCGTTTGATCTTGAACACGTTCGGGCAAATCCGCACCTTCCGTACCCGCAATATTTGAAAAGAATGGCCGAAGATGCGAAGTTTACAAGTGCTGATGCCGAATACGATGATATGTTGGAAATGGCGCGGGAAAACCCGTATCACCGCAAGTCCGAGTATATGTTGAACGCGAATGTTGCGAAGGCCGAGGAACATGAGGACTTGTTGCGATTCTTGGAGGGAGGAGAAGGCGGCTGGATGAAGTACGGGTTCAAGGTGGAACCGGACGTGACGGAAAGGGCGCGGATCGGGTCGTTGTTGAAAAAAGAGGACGAGTTGAAGGTTGCGCTGACGAAAGAAACTGATCCGGCAAAAGCGGAGGCGCTATCCCTTGAGTTGAAAAACCTTCAAGCCGAAAAGCGAAGCGTCGGGGAGGCCGCAACCATCCGGGCCTCTGACGATACCCGCAAGCAGATCACGGAGCAATTCAACGTCTTGAAGGGCCAACACGACGAGTTGGAAACGCAGTTGGCGAAGATGTACAAGGAGGGCGTGAACAGGGACGAAATCCACGCCTTGCAGAATCAGTTGGCCGACCTGAAAATAAAGATGGCAGACGTTGACACGCAAAGCGACGTGTTCCGGGCGGCGCAAGCGTTGAACCGGCTTGAAGCGGATATTTCCAAAATGCGCTTTGAGGCGTCGAAGGCGTCCAGGTTGTATGAGGATGCGCTTTCTACCGCCCAAGTCGAAAAGGGACAGACGTTCGCGGAGTCGGTTGCGGAGACAAAGAAGCGGTACGGACTGTTGAAAAAGGATTTGGAAAAGACAAGGGGAACGATTGCTCGGTTGGAAGCAAACGCGAGGTCTGGAAAGGGCGTGGACTACGGATATTTGAACGTTATGCGCGGACAGGCCGAACACTTGCAGACGGAAATCAACCGCATTGTCGGAGGCGGGGTCGGGAAGTACATCAAGGAGTCGGAGAAAATCGACAACCTTGTTGGGCGCATCAAGGCCAAGTCGGAGAAATACGACGAGGCCGTGAACGCTTTCAGGGCCGAAGCCAAGAAGGGCATGGATGAGGAAATCGAGGGCATTGCGAAAGAGATACAGGCCGATATGGCCCGGATTGCCAAGGAGGGCACGGAGCGCCAATGGTTTGAGGCCATTGAAGGGTATATGTACCACTACAAGGCCGAGGAATTATCGGAATGGTTGAAGGGAATACCAAAAGAGCGGTCCTTGAAGGCGCTTTCTCTTTGGGACCGGACCCGGATGCACCGCATATTCCAGGGCAAGACCATCAACGAGTGGAACAATATCGCGCGTAGCGGAGAAATCGGGAAGTATATGCCCGAATTGGATGGTTTTGTCGGGCGTATGTTCGACGACGACGCGGCGGTGTTGCTGGCTTTGAGGCGTCATGCTCACGAACGCTTGAAGGCGACGGACGACTTTTGGAAGGCCACGCGGGACAACCTGGGGATCAATTCAGCAGAGTTTGAGGCCGCGAAAAAAAAGGGAACGATAGACGCAGGACTATACGAGGGGGTAAAGCATGAGGCGTTCAAGGACGCGAAAAACCCGTCCGGGGTCGTGTGGTTCGAGAAGGAAACCGCGAAGGCCATTGCCGATATGCGGAAGGTTCTCGAAATGCCGGAGAATGTTTCGCAGTTTGAAACGCTTCTTCAACGGGTCAATTCGATCTATAAGGCATATACCCTGTCTCTATACCCGGCTTACCATGCCCGAAATGTGGTAGGGAACGTCCTGAACAACCTATTGGGTGGCGTATGGCGCGTTTCCGCCTATGCAAAGGCCCTGGCCTTTCAGTTGGGCAAGGACGTGAAAATCGCCATGAAAAACCCCATTTCCGTCGAAAATCAGGCCATCACAGAGTTGGATAAGGCCCTTTTGAGCCGTCTAATTAAGACGCATGGGATAGCCGATACCGGGTTCTATGCCACGGAGGGAATGAAGCGCACAGGGATCGAGCGAGAAGTGAAGGGGTTGGGCGCAAAACTGGCAGGTGACAACCCGCTGGTGAAGGGCGGTCAAAAGGTCGGGCAAGCGTTTGAGAACAACGCGAAGGTGGCGCACTTTATTCACAAGTTGGAGGACGGGTTCACGCCGGAAGCGGCGGCGGCGTCCGTTCGAAAGTACACGTTCGATTACAGCGATATTGGGTGGGCCGGACGCAAGGCGCGGCTGGTGATGCCGTTCATCAGTTGGACCATGAAGAACGTGCCTTTGCAGATGGAGGCATTGCTGACGAGGCCGGGGCTTATGGCCGGGTACGAACGCGCACGAATGACTGGCTTGGGGAAGGACAAGGAAAAGCCGGACGAGGCGTACATGAGCCAGTTTATGATCGAAAACTTCCCAATGTACGTCGGGAAGAACAAGGACGGGAATTATATGTACTTCCTTGGCGGCTCGTGGATCCCCGCAGGTGACGTTGGAAGGGTGTTGGGGTCGGGAAGGAACCTTAAGGAAATAATCAGCGACACCCCTGCGGAGTTTATGAAGGAAATCTTCATGCTCGTCAACCCTCTTTACACGGCCCCGGCGAGGATGGCGTTCAATTACGACCCGTATTTTGAGGGGAAGGTTCAAAACTTCCCGGGACAGGTTCGGAAGTTGAACGTCGGGCCGGGTGTGAGTGCGGAGTTACCGGCAAAGGTCGTGTACGGGTTGCGGCAATTCAGGCCGATCAGCGAAGTACATAACCTATTTGCGCCTGATAAACCGATGAAGGCGAACGCGCTTCGTTCGCTGACTGGTTTGAAAACCTCTGTGTATGACCCGAAGCGTGGACGTGTTCAGAAGGTTATCGATACTCGAAAGGAGTTGGCCGAGTTGAAGGGGTGGCTGAAATACTACCGTCGCAAGGGCGACGAAAAGAACGTCAAGGCGATTCAGGGAAGGATTGACGAATTGCTTGGGGCGAAGGCGTTAAGGAGCAAGTGACATGAGCGCGAACATCGAGTCGGCAATCGAACACACGATGTGGTTGGAGGGGAAGTTTTCCAACAACAAGGACGATTCCGGCGGCGCGACGAAGTATGGCGTGACGGAAGCGACCGCCAGGGCGAAAGGATACCTCGGGCGCATGGAGGATATGCCAATCGAGTTTGCGCGGGACGTGGTTTACCCGGACTATTGGAACCGGGCGTGGGAGGCGTTGGAGTCGCAAGCGGTGGCGAATGAGTTGTTCGACACGCGGATTAACGCTTTCAAAGTGTCGGATGCGATAGCGCAAGCGGCGGTCAATTCGCTGAATATGGGTGGGACGCTGTACCCGAATATCCATGTTGACGGGTCGGCGGGACCGAAAACGGTGGATGCGTTGAATATCCTGATACGTCGGGGCGACGAGGCCGTGTTGTTGAAGGTGATGAACCGCTTGCAGGGGGCTTATTACATTGCATCGGCGGCAGGGGAAGATGCAAAGGCGGGTTGGTTCGCTATGGTGCGAGGAACGGCTGGTCCTACGAACGAGAAAAACGAAACATTCATGCGCGGGTGGATCAACAAAAGGACGTGAACGGATGAAAAAAACAATACTCATCGTCGTCTTGACTTTATTCGTTTCCGTTTGCCATGCTCAAATGGATACGCTGGCGAGGTATATCAAGCGCGTCCATGATACCTCTGTGTCGGGGATTGAACCGATAACCGAGAAAAGATCCATTGAGTACTCGACTTACATCAAGCGGTATGCGGCTGAATACGGTAATGACAGGGATATTATCGTCGGTTTGATCGAGTGGGAGTCTGACGGATTCAGGAATACGGTGGACAAGAAGGGGTCAAGGTCGAAAGTTCTACACACGAGCCAATGGTGTTGGGGTCTTGGGAAATTGAAAGTATCAACAGCGAATGATTTTGCGAGAAACTTTCTCGGTTGGAATTGCGAATGGATAACCGGGCGCGATCTTCTCTACGATTATCGGTTGAACATCGAATTAACGAGCGCCTATTACGGGTGGTGTTATGATATCAAGAATGGGAACATTGAAAGGGCTTTGAACGCATACCGGGCGGGTCCGACAGGGGAACGGCGCGGGAATTACATGATAAAAATACGGATGCCGGATGGAAAAGTTGAGACAAAACCGTATTCTTATTGGGTAATGACGTGTGTTGACAAGTGGAAAAGGTACAAGGTAAAATACGGACTCGATGATGAATGACGAGGCTAACCCATTGTGGAGGGCGCTTTGAAAAAATACGAGAAATACGGGTTGTATGTGGGTGTCGCGCTATTCCTAATCACTACCATAATTTTAAGTATCCATCTTGTGAAAACGATGGATGAGAAAAAGACTTTGCAAGATTCCTTGACCGTTTCCGAGGCCATGAACAAGACGCTGGAAACGGACCTCAAGACGGCCAAGGCGCGTGTCGTGTACAAGAAGGTCTATTACCCCGCGTCGGAAGGCGGCGGTCTGCAAGAGGAAAGCGGAGAAAGCGAAACGGACGTGTCCGAGGCGGTGAGCAAGGCGATCGAGCAGTATTCGTCGGAGAACGAACGACTTACCGAAGAAAATGCCGAGTTGAAAAAGTGGCTTGAGTTGAAAAGCGATTCGGTGTCGTGGGCGTTCGGCGCCAATGCCGATCTCCCGGTTTGGGATGAAGTGAAGTTGAACAGCGTTCGCGGGACTAGGAAGATCATCCGTGTCCTGGGGATGGAAACCTGGGCCGGGTTGGGATGGGATTTCAACGTCAAAAAGACGCAGTTGTGCGCCGACGTAAAGTTTTAACTAAAAAGGAGTAAGGCAAATGGCGAACGATTACAGTACGGCGGGGTCGAAGCATGAGAACTACGGCCAAATGAACATCAAGGCCGGGATTCTCCCGAAGGAAATGGACATGATCGCGGCCTACATCTTCGGATACCAGAAGATCAAGGACGCTTACGGGCGGCCCATGATGTTCTTCCGCGACGTGCAGACGCGGAAGGTTATCACGCCGTATGAGCGCATCATCCATGCGATCCGGGCCTTGTGTCAGACGGAGTTCATTTTCAAGTACTTGCGGTACGACAAGAACGACAATCAGGTTTTCTGCAAGGGACGCGGCGCCGTGTCGGACGACGAACAGGCGGAAACGGAGCAGAAATGGAACGCCATCCTCAAGTGGGATTTGGCGTACCTGAACAAGTGCCTTTCCGATTGGGGCGCGGCTGTCGAAAAGTTGGGGTTTCAGCGGTGCGAGATCCCGCCTATTGCCCTGACCGAATCGACCGGCAAGGTGAACATCGAAACCGTTGGTACAGAGAAGCATGATCGGGTCAAGGAAATGATCGGTTCCGCGAAGCCGAAGATGAAGAAGGGCGAGGAAATGGAGCGCGTGCCGGATGAAGTGAAACCGCCTGACGCTCCGAAGCGTGGTCGTCCGAAGAAGGCCGAAGTGGAAGCGCCTGAAAATTAACAACACCCTTTCCTTCGCCTGTTGGGCCGGGGAGCGTAATTGACCCTTGCGTTCCCCGGCGATTTATGGTACAATGCGGTTGAAGTAAAGATACGAGAAATACGGTGAACCGATGAACGAAACAGCCGAGCAAACAACCTACAAAACGGACACCTTGCGCCTTGCGGCATATCTTTGTGTCTGTGGGTACGATTACACTTGTGCGAAAACGGAAGGCATGGAGCCGAAAGCCGTTTTCACCTTCTACGATACCGACGGGAAAATCAAGGTTCACGTCACCGAGTACATGACGGAAAATGTCGTGCTACACCTTCCGGCCTACAACAAGACGGTGAAAAGAATGTTGCGAGAGGTACACAAGATCATGGGGAGCGCACGATGAACCATATATCATCTTCGCAGGTGCGGATGGTGCATGAGTGCGAAATGCAATGGTATTTCCGGTATGTGATGAACAAGATAGCGCCGCCTGGGGTGGCGTTGGTGTTGGGGTCGTCTTTCGACAAGTCCGTGAACGTCAATTTCGAGCAAAAAGTCAAGACACAAGAGGACGTGAAGGAGTCTGTCGTTACTGACGCCTTCGTGCAGGAATATCATAACGGGATCAAGGAAGCTGACGTTACGATGGAGCAGGAGGAAGGAGAAAGCCGGGAAAAGTACGTCCAGAAAATCGAGGATGCGGGTCTATCAATGGTGCGGACGTTCCACAACGGACACGCGAAGTATTTCATGCCGAAAATGGTACAGGCGAAGTTCACCTACAATTTGAGCGGGACGGAAAATCCTTGGTCCGTGTTGGGGTATATCGACCATATATCGCTGACGGTGCAATTCAAGGTGGAGGAAACGAAATCTGGAAAGGCATTGTTGGTTCCCACCGGCAAGCTCGGGACCAAAACGAGCGTGTACGACAACAAGACGGCCACAAACGCACCCGCCGATGGGGAGGTAAACAAGTCGTGGCAGTTGCCGAATTACTCCTTGGGCCATTACCTTTTGACGGGGGAATACCCGGAGAAAACGGGCCTTGTATTCACGACAAGACCGACCGTCAAAACGGAGCCGAAGGTGGTGTATCAGGAGCGCATCTGCACGTCGGACGATACCGACCGGCTCATGGCCCGGTACAGCGCCGCGATCAAGACGATGGAGGCGTTGAAGGACGGCAAGATCGAGCCGAAGGGAGCTAGCGAGGGGAGCCATCTTTGTACCCCGCGATTTTGCGGGTATTGGAGCCAATGCAAGTTGCGAAGGAGGGAGTTATGACCCGCCCGCAAACGGTTGTAGAGGCGAAGCCGTGCGCCAAGTGCCACCAACAGCCGATACTGGAAAACATCGGGTGGTGGGTGTGCCGTTGCTGTGACAATGCGATTGAAGGGCACGGCAAGACGAGGGAAGAAGCGGTGGTGGATTGGAACAAGAAGAACGGCGGATAGCGCAGTACCCGGAAACGGGATTCTACTACTAGAGGTGAAAGATGAAAAAGGGAACGTATGTGATGGTCAGGACGTATTCGGCGGGAGTGTTCGCAGGTACGTTGAAGTCGGAGGTGAACACGGCTTCGGGAAAGGAGGTTGTGCTGTCCAATGCCCGTCGTATGTGGTACTGGTCGGGCGCGGCTTCGCTGTCGCAGTTGGCGACGGACGGGACTTCTAATCCTAGCGGTTGCAAGTTCCCGTGTCCTGTGTCAGAGGTGGTGCTTCCAAACACCATCGAGATGATCCCAATCACGAAGGTCGCCAAAAAGTCCATCGAGTCGGTTCCTGTTTGGAAGGCGTAGTAATACGGCGGGGTTGTCCCGCCGCGACTGGATAAGGTCCAGTTACGGAAGGACAACGCCACGGGAAGGGGATGACATGAGCGACGAAAATAACACCGGTTACGGTGACGGTGACGGTTCCGGTGACGGTTACGGTGACGGTTCCGGTTACGGTTACGGTTACGGTTCCGGTTCCGGTTACGGTTACGGTTACG